GTATCTTCAAGTCCAACGTCAGAGTTTGTATAACCGCTTCGTGTTGTTTGTGTTGCTGATACAACTGGCACTTTATGTTCAACTGCAAGTCCACGCAACTCTTCTGCAATTGCTTTAATGTATGTGTATGAGTTAATAGAAGAACCCATCTTCATACGTGCGGAAGAACAAATGTTCAGATAGTCGATGTAGATGATATCAGGAATAAATTGACGCTTCAACTTCAACTCATTCAACAAATGTGAGAAGTGATTTACGTTTGCACTAGCGGTTGGATATTCTTTGATGATTAGTTTGCCTTTAGTCTTCTCACGCAAAGTTTCAACTTTCTTCAAGTATGTTTCTTTAGGCATACCAACAAGCCTATCAAGTTCAACGTTCATCAAGTTAGCATCGATACGTTCTGCAATACGCTCTTCAGCCATTTCCATTGTAATGTAGAGAACGTTCTTACCCATCGTCAAATTGGCTGCCGCACAATGACACATGAACAATGACTTACCAACACCAGTACCAGCAAGTACAATGTTCAAAGACTTTTCTGCAAGTCCACCTTTAGTGATTCTATTCAAGTAGTCAAGGTCAAATGGGATACGCTTTTCAACTTTATGGTAGAAGTCATAGCGTGTTTCTGCGTCATCAATAAAATCGTGACCAACGTGATTATCAAAAGAGACCGAAAGAGCATCTGCTAGAATTTTAGGGATTGAACCTTTATCAAGTTTTTCTGTTTTGTTTTTATCATCCAGAATTTGAATACTCTGCATGATGCCATTATAGATTGCTTTTTCTTGACAGAAATCTTCTGTCGCATCAATCAACCATTTGGTGTCTGATACTTCAGGATCGATTGTGATTTCTTTAACGAGTGCAATTGTTTTCTTGTGCTGATCGTCTGTTAAATTGATTTTCTTGTCAATCTCAATAACCAACGCTTCTTGCGTTGGCATTGAGTTGTACTTATTTACATAGTTTTGAATCTCAGTAAACAATAGTTTTTCTGAAGACTCTTGAAAATACTCGCCCCTAATGAATGGTAGTGTCTTACGTGTATACTCTTCATCCAATATCAGGTGTTTCAGTATTTTTCGTTCCAAGTTCATTCTTATACCTTTTCTCAGCTTCTTCTAATGAGTGTTTTAGAAGATCATTTAAAATTTCACCTAGGGTTTCTTCAAAGTCACTATTACCTTGTAGAGCCTTGTGTTCTTCATCTATTATATCATAGTTGAAGCCGATTGAATACGTTCCATCGGGATTTTCTTCTTCGGCAAAATTAATTTCACCAAAAGTAAATTCTATACCTTTGTATTTACCAGAATTAATTTTAATGGATGCAACAACGTCTTTGTCTTTGTATCTTATGTCACGCTCGGTGATTTCATAATCCTCATTAATCTTCATTGACTAACTCCACTTCTTCTTCATCAACAATGCCACCATCACTTTCTTGTCCGTACAAGAATTCTTTCTTACATGCTTCATCAATTTGATCCAAGATTTCTTTGGTGAAATACTTTTCTGGCTCTTCGTTAATGTTTTTACCAAACACTTTAACGCCATTAGATAATTCGTATCGTGTAGATACTTTCTTAATGATGCCATACTTCTCTGCAATATCAAGCAAGCCAAAGTATCTGTCAAGACCTGTGCTGTACGTAATCTTAACTTCGACTTGAGAATTTTCTTTAGTCAAACGTGATTTCTGCAACTTGCAACGAACGATATTACCAACAACTTCTGTACCATCTTTGTCTTTACGTTTAGACAAATAAACAATTGTAGATGCCGTATACTTCAGACCAGAACCACCAGACATTTCTTTAGTTGGGATGTACGCACCAACAACATCATAAACGTGATTCGTTACAAGCAATGGGACACCAATCTTAGCAAGTTTCAAATTCAACACACGGAATGTTGCTTTGAGAATAGCACTCTTAGTCATATCTTTTGTTTCTTTACCTTCAGCAGTATCTTCCATTTCTTTAGTAGAAGACAACTGACCAAGAGAGTCAAGAACCATCATCATTGGCTTGCGCTTCGCTTCTGGTTGCGCTTGATATTTCTCAATGATTTGCAATGCAGTATGACGAAACTTCTGAATAGTATCAGGCTCGGAGATAACAACACGTTTAGTGTCAACGCCACGGGATTCCATCATTTGTTTTGTAACTGCGGCTTCGGTATCAAAGTAGATGACACCGCCTTCGGGATTTGCGTCAAGGAATTGTTTTACAATACCAAGCACGAAAAATGTTTTACCAGTTGACGATTCGCCAGCGAATGCAGTCACTTTATTGTTAGGCACACCACCATAGATGCTACCTGATAGAACAGCATTCAATGCATATGAACCTGTATCAATACATCCACTATACTCAGCAGATGCGCCACCATCAGATAAAATTTTAGTGTCTTCGTCTTTTAACTGATCCACCAAGTCTGTAAAAAAATTACTCATTGTGTTTTTCCTTTATGATATATGTTTAATAAAATATTATAACTCAATTCTGTCCTCAATGCAATACTGTTTACGGGTAAAATCTTTATTTTCGTATTCTTCGCCAAGAAATTTCATATTAAATCTTTCTCCGAAAAAACAAAATTAATTATAAATCTCCTATCAGTATTTTTTGGAGAAGAACTTGCGTGGTATCGATTCGAATCAAATAATATTGCAGTACCTTTTTTAGGCGTAACTCTGCGTTCCAGAGTTAATTTGGATTCAGTTGGCTGTGTATCATTAATTTCGGCAGTCTTTTCATTAAAAATAAAAGTATCGCCGTCACTATCATTAATGTAATATATAAGACTTTTATAGTTTGGATTGTTGTTATCCACATGTGGTACATTATAATTATGATGATTGATATCAACATTTTTAAAAAGTGTGTTTGCTTTTATTTTACCCATACGTTTTCTAAAATCAAACCCGGTGGATGATTTTATACCATATATTATTGGAATTATAAAAGGAACAAATTTAGGCGATGTGTTTTGTATTCCGTGCATATAAAATGCATGTGTTAGTTGCCATGTGTGAGAAATATTTGCATCATTTAAAAAAATATTTGGTGCTGGAGTGGGAAGGAATCTCCAATTTACTTCTTCAGATTTAATCCAATCTTCGATTTCATCTTGTAATTTTTTTGGAATTAAATTTTCAATAACTTGTATTTCATTCACATTGAATCCTGATCTCTATGATACATTTCTCTTGCGCTAACAACTTCATCCTTATTCATCGGAACAGGTCCAACAGTAGTTACGGATGGAATATTAATTTCATATCCGCCCGACTTTTCTCGCTTTTCTCTTTCAATTTCTCTCAAAGAAAAATTGCCTGCAATGACAAGTAAAACTGCCATCGGATCAAACACAAGAACCAAAAGAATAATAACGAATCGTACAGACTTATCTAGTACGTTAGAATCAACGTCATCATATATTAAGGCCGCAATATATTTTATAGGACCGACTTCCGCTTCCACTTTACGAACTTGAGCGGCGATAGGTGATCTTTCTTCATTAAGAGTCGAAATCCGCTTGTTATATGTTTCGATTTCTTTAAGTAGGCGATTACGTTCTGCCTGTTGGGCTTTGCGTAGACTTGCCGCTTTCTCTGCACCCTTTTCATCTTTTGAGCGAACCATAACTTGGTCCACACCCTCATCCATCTGTTTGAGCGTTTTGCGATTAACATCTATATTATCCTTTTCAACTTTAATCTTCTCATCAATAAGTGCAATCTGTGCCTGAACATCACCACCTACTAAGTTTTGGTCGTTATGTGCTTTAGAAAGATATCCAAAAATTCCCAATGATGTGATGAACATTAAAATCACAACCGCTATCGTGAAATAATATTTTAAAAATCTTGGCGCAATCTTCCAGTTCTTGTATGCCCACGATGCGGCAATGAGTTTAGAAAACTCAAGCGCACCACCCATGATTGCAATTGGAATTGGACTAGCCGCAAAGATAGCCATTAGACCAATAACAGAATAGTATGCGGCAATAGCAGAAAGTGAAAATGCACTCAGCAATGTGATTAGAGCAAATAGCATAGATTATCCTCTTGTTAACGATAACACTTTGTCTATCTGTTCTTGAATCTTTGCAGTACGATTAGGCCAGTAGATATATTCTTTCTCTGGATTCTTCATTAAGTTAACAAGCAAAGGCATGATAAGCTGTTCTAATTCTTTTAGATTAGTTTTAACTTCTGCTATCATGTTCTGACGTTCTGCATCAAGTCCAAGTTTACCTTGATTGTACAATGATAACATTGCATCTAATTTTTCTTCTACACGTTGTAAAGATTCTGAAGACTGCACTACTGTTTCTTTAACTGCAATTGTATCTTCTAATGTGTTTGGGTCTGTGATTCTAGTTAATGTCGATTCATCAACTGCACTAAATCCAAAATCATCTTCTTTTCTAAACGCTAGATATTCTGATGGTATTCTGCTCATGCGAAAAAACCCTCCAATGAAGAAACACGTTCAGTCTTCCAACCGATTGTGTTTACGATTGTTTTTAATGGTTCAAGATATGCTTTATCAAACTGTGTGTCGTAGTCGATATATTTTTCTACACCAAACTCTTTAGGCAAAACAGTTAAAATAGAAAATACATTTTCTTGAATCGGATTCGGAACTTTCATGTAACAGAATTTAGTCTTGTCGCCATCTTGAATAAGTTGATACTTCTTAGTCAGTTTATACTTTTTCAGAAACGCATTAAACATGATCGCACCACGCACATGCATAGGTGTGCCTTTTGAATATAGTTCCGTACTACCCATATATTTAGATAGGTCACTAACACCACGTGGAAATGCAATGTCTTCAAATGGAAGAGTTTTGAATTCTTGTTTGAATGCTTCAACGAAAGATTGGAACTCTTGTTCATTGCCATTCATCACAATCTTCAAAGATTCTTTAATCTTCTCACGACACGACATAGGAGTGGAAGACTTAACTGCTTCAATGCCCATCATCTTCAACTTTGGCTCTGCGAAACGAACGCCTTCAGAGTCATATACGTTTAGAATGTATCGCTTCTTTGCAGTCCAAATGCCTTTGTTTGCAATGACTTCACGCTTCATCTGCATCTTCTGGTCGAATGCATTCATGTAGTCTGCTAGTTCTTGGTATGACTTGTCGATGAATGGTTCGAATTTTTCGATACACGCTTTGTTGACGAAATCAACAATCGTTTCAACTTTCGTTTCACTCTTTTGTCCGTAGACCATATGTACCAGCGGACCAAGATTGACGTATACAGAATCTGTATCCGATGCGATAACATAATCGACCTCTTTAGTTTTCAATAGTTTGTTTAGGTAACCATTCAACTTCATTTCAATCCATCGAATGGACAACTGACCGGACAGAGTAATTGCCTCTGCTTGTCGAATATCAAAGAACCTAAAATATTGATTACCAAGTGCGCCATAAGCGGAGTTCAATTGCACTTTCTTTGCAAGTTGCAAATTCTTGTACTTTGAAATTTGATTTGTTATTTCACGTTTACGTTCTTTGTCTGTTTCTTTTTCGTAAGCCTTTTGAGACTCAATCATTTTCTTTTTGTACAATGACCGATCATCATACATGCGTTGCATCATAGCAGGCAAGAAGCCTTGCTTGTCACGCTTGAAATAGTGTCCATTGGCTGCCATACAATATTGAGTAGACGCTTCATAGTCACCACTCAAAAGACCATCAATGCTGACGCTTGTATGGCGACCTTCAACAATTGTTTCAGGTGAAACATTGTACTGCATAATTAAGTGTGGATACAATGAGTTCAAGTCAAACGACACAACCCATTCGTGCATACCAACGATTGGGTCTTTCACATAAGCGCCAGCATACTGTTCATCTTTTGCAGTATGAACATTTTGAGGCACAACAATATTGTCTGCAATCAATTCGTTGTGAATCAAAGTATCCCACATACGTACTTGCGTGAACACATCGGTGTAATTAACTTTAGCATCATATGCAAGTGCAAGTGCCATGTCAATCAATTGCATCTTAGCATCAATACGGTCCACAAGTTCAACGTCATGGATGTTATACTCAATAAACTTTTGAAAGTTTGTTCGGTACAACTGATGTAGACTTTCGACTTCAGAGTAATCAAGTTTCTTTTCACCGAGTTCAAGGAACGCAATGTGATTAAGACTAAAACTTTCTTGTTGTGAGTAAGTAAACTTCTTGTACAATTCAATGTAATCAAGAATAGCAATACCTACCAAGTCAAATGCTGTTTGTTGTTTGTTATGAATTGTAGTTGTACGTTCGCCAATTCTACGGAATGGAGATAAACGTTTTGCAGTACTCTCGCCCATGAGTTTATTGATGCGATTGTGCAGATATGGAATATCAAAGAATTGAATGTTCCAACCAGTCACAATGTCTGGTGATGTTGATTCCCACATGTCAAGGAAACGCATGATAAGATTATTCTCATCACGGCACATAATGTATGTTACATCATCACGATAGTTATTGAAGTCGCCACAACCAAACACATAAAAGTGTCCTGCTATCTTAAACGTGATGGCAGTAATTGGCTCACTCGCAGATGCAGGTTCAGGAAAACCATTTTCAGAACCAACCTCAATGTCAATATTTGCAATTTTAATTTGTTGCGGATCATAATCTACTTTGCCTGGATAGGCTTCATTAATATAAACGTAGGGAAAGTTTGTTGAGCCATATACTTTAAAGTTATCAACGTCTTCATAACGTTTCATAAACTCCATAGCATCACGCATTGTGCCTTGTGACACAGGCGCAACTGGTTGACCATCCAATGTTCTATACTCACCATCTTTAGATGGTAAATATAGAGTTGGATTGTACTCAACTTTATCAATAAATTTCTTGCCGTTGTTATATCCACGGACAAGAATATGATTACCAAGTTTAGAGAAGTGTGTGTAAAATTTCATCAAATAATAATAGATTGTTGTGGCGGAACGACAATACCCGAACCATAAATCTCATTATACTTGTTTTTGATCTCAATTGCAACTGAAACGTTGTATAAAACGTGTTCTGGTTTAAGTTCTACAACTTTTTGCTCTGAAAACAGAAGCATTGGTTGCATTTGTAGACTTGCTTTACCATTTGGACCCATTGCAATTCCAAGAATGCATGGATTTTCAATACGATATTTTTCTGGAGTTTCTTCTACAATGTCACCAACAATTTCTTCATTCGTTGTCAATTTTAAAATTCTTAAGTTTGCCATTTTATATCCTATAATAAAAAGGGGGCATTGCGCCCCCTCGGTGTTTATTTAAAACGCTCTGGGAAGTTTAGACGTTCCCATTCTTCATCGCTAACAGGCCACCAATTTGTTACGCATGGATGTACTTCCCATCCATTTCTCTTCCATCTGAAGAGTGTTAATAACGTATCAATCATAGTATGCCTCGTTTTACTAACTCTTTTTGTCTGAGTTCCAAATCACGATGGTCTACAGATTTTGAAAGATAGTACTCGGCAAAACCTTTCGCTTTGTAGTTTTTTGCATCTTGAATGCCTTCAAACAAACCAGAAAAAAAGTTTTTGACAACAGTAGGAACTAATTGCCTACGTGTGATTGAAGTCATAGTGAGTCATCCTCAGTCAAGTATTGCTTAGATGATTTTTTAGTCTTAGGCTCAGTATCAACTGTGTCCTTAACTTCAATCTTCTTAGGCTTCTTGTGTTCTGGAATGATTCGTTCCAAAGCAATCTTCAACATACCATTAATCAAAGCGGCATCTTGAATTTCGATTTGGTCATCCAATGCAAACGTGCGAGTGAATGCACGATTAGCGATTCCCTTGAACAAGAAATTGTCGTTATCATCTTTTGTATTACCAGAAACAATAAGTTTATTATCTTCTAGTGTGATATCGATTTCTTGTTTACCGAAACCAGCAACAGCAATTTCAATGACATAAGTGTTGTCACTAGTCTTGCGAATGTTGTAAGGTGGGTAGTTTGGAATGTTTTTAGTTACATCATCATGTATCTTTGCTAGACGATTGAATTGGTCATCGAAACCAACAAAGAATTTATCAAAGTCTTTGAATCCTGCACCGCCAAAGACTGCGGGTAATGGTGTGTGTCCCATGTTTATCTCCTCTTACTTAGATGTTGAAAATGCTTTCTTAGCATCAAACGTATACAAAGACATGCCCAAAGTTGTAAAAAACTTATTGGCTTCTTCGGCTACAGTTTTTGCATAAGAAGTTTGTGCATCAACGAAAGTATTGAGGGGTTTTGCAAGTTCTTCATTCTTAACGAATGTTTTGACGAATTGCTTTTTTGCGCCTTGAAATGTATCAATTGCTGTATTGATGTTTTGTAACATAGTTTTCTCCTATTAAGCGAGTTAAAAATAAAATTCGATACCCCGAAGGCGTATCATTAATCCTGCTTACTGAATACAGGGGCACCATATCGTTGTGCCAGCCAGACGCTCCTAAGGTAGAAGAGCCGTTTACGTTCCCATCCCTGAGATACGTTTATTTATAAGGCTTAAGCCTGTCCAACCATTCTGCGTGAAACAAAATATGTTGTGTTACCTTCTGTGTTCATGTCCTTACGGATCTTGAAACCTGCTTGGCGCAAGTCGCTGATACGGGCACGAAGGTTTTTAATACCAAACAAAGACCGTGCTTGTGGTGCAGAGATTCCACGACCAGTACCACGCAAGTACGATACCAAGAGTTCTGTCTGTGTTTTGCTAGAATTTACAAATGCCATTTTAAATACCTCATCAAATAATGATAAAAAATTACTAAGAATTATTTCTTAGCTTCTGCTTTTTTAGCCTCTGCTCGTTCGGCTTTCTCTTTTGGAGTAATCACTTTGGGATGTGGTTTCTCTTTAGAGTCTGCTTTAGGTGCAGGTGCTGATGCTGTTGTTGCAGGTGCAGGTTTTGTTTCTGCTGGTTTGTCTGCCGCAACGGCAACTAGGGAGAGAGTAGTCAATGCTACTGCTGTCAATGCTTTAATGGATTTCATAGAATCTCCTAATTTGTTTTGAGATAACATTATCTCATATATATTAACGTTTGTCAAGCCTTTAACGTTGACTTAATCATCCATGCGTGTTTACCAAATGCATCTTGACGTTCAGCCATGAAGTTGCTCAAATGGTGTGCGTGATTTTGTTCTGCCAATTCATATGCACGTTCAATACTTGTCAACATTACTGGAATGTCATCTAACAATCTCTGCAACATCACTTCTGCTGGTGGCACAGTTTCGTCACCTTGAATTTGTGATAGTTGAATAAAACGATTAAAACTTCCTGGTGCATATGCATCTAATGCACGAATCTCTTCAGCAATTTTATCCACAACATCATAGACTTCAGTATAAATGTTTTCTAAGAAACCATGATACTGAGGAAAATTAGGACCGGTTACGTTCCAATGATAATAATGCGTTTTTAAATAAAATGCATAGTGATTTGCTAAAACCACTTTTAATGATTGTACTAGTTCTTCCATTTTAGTCCCTTTTTTTGCTTCCGATGTTATATTTTGCAGTTAACATCCAATCATCTTTTTCTTTAAAAGAAATAATTTTGATTTGCGATAGTGGTGCAATTGGTTGTTCTACATTTGTAGGTTTATTTATAACCTCAATGAGTCCCCATTCGGCTAGCAATTTTGCTATTGTGTTGCGTCTTGCTAAATCATTCTCTTCAAAATCAGTTGGTTTGCCATCTAATGCAAACAACTCTTTAAAATGTACAATATAATATTTACCTTTTTTATGTAAAATATGACACGATTGATATAACGTTTTATCTTTGCGAGATGCAACTCCAATACGGGTTAGTGTTTCTTTTACTTTAAGAAAATCGTCTTCTTGTTTTAATCTTACTTCAAGTAAGTCTTCAATGTTCACCGCCATTCTTTTTCTCCTTAGACTTCAATCCACCTTTTTCTAGTTTTTGTCGCATGATTTTAAGTTGGTCTGAGGTTATGAGATTCTGTACTTGTTTAGCTTTAGCGTAACTATAGCCAAAATATTCTGAAATCACATTAATATCCTCTACCACTTCATTCTTAAACCATTTACTGAACCTTTTTTTAGGCCTGATGGTATTTAGTAAATACAAAAACTGTGGTTTATTGTCTAAGAAATGACGCATATTCATTTCATTTGAATATAGGATTGTGTCTGGAAAGTAAGATAGTCCTTTATTAACGATATATGGATTGTACGATTTTTCTGCAAGTTCATCATTGTCGGTACCAACCATCATGTTTTCTTTTGATTGATTGATAGCGTTTAGGTAGTCAAATGGTGTCATTTGAATTCGCAGTCCATCATTGCTTCAGTCAAGAATGCAACAAAATTAATTTCTTGATCGGCAACAAATGCAGACTTGTATTGATATTCGGCAAGCATTAATACCATACGTGGAACAGAATTTGGCACTAAGTATTCGTTGGTGTTGTCAAAGATTCGTTTGAATAGAACAGATGGTTCATTGTCAAGATTTTCTGCAACCCACTTACGCATACCAGTAAAGTCTTTTGCTTTCAGTTTTTCTGTCAATGCTTTAAAATTGTCACTTGAAATATTTGCAAGAATTCCAGTATCAATCTTACCTGTAGCCGCATAACGCTGTAGTTCATTAAGAACACGCCTCCAATCGGGGAAGTGTTTCATAATAAGTTCAGCAACAACTTTCTCTTCAAACTCAATATTTTCTTTTTGCAAAATGCCAGTCACACGTTTCATAAAACGACCAGCAAGTTTTGGCTTATCAGAATTGGTTATCTTAAACTGTACAACAGAACATCGGCTGTGAAGAGGGGCGATGATACGATTAAGAAAGTTGCAAGTAAGGATAAAGCCACAGTTAGCAGAAAACTCTTCCATGAAGTTCCGTAATGCGGGTTGAGTAGATTGCGGGTTAAGGTAATCAGCCTCGTCAAGTATAACATATTTTCTTCCACCAGAAAATGAAACGGTAGATGCAAAGTTTTTAATTTCGTTGCGTAGTGTATCGATGTTTCCATTCATCGATCCGTTAATAACAATATAAGTACATCCAAGTTCTTCAAGCATAGCCCTAGCGATGGTAGTCTTACCAACACCAGGACCGCCTGTAAGAATTAGATTTGGTACATTTTTATCGTCAACAAATTTTTGAAATGTTGCTTTCATGTCTGCCGGAAGAATTGTATCTTCGACAGTTTGAGGACGATATTTTTCTACCCACAAATAATCTTGTAGCATGTGTTCACCTTATCATAACATAAAAAATATATTCTAACACATTGCATGTTAGAATGCAAGCTGAGTGTTACTTAGCAACACTCTCATAAAGGGTCTCAACGTCATCTTGTTCTTGTTGGACCTCGGTGAAGTTTTGTTTGTGATAAATTTTTGCAAGTTTGCGAGTATACTTTTTAGGTAACTCAAATTTATCTTCAACTGTAGTGAGAATATCTTTAATCAAATCACGCTCTGCTTCAATGCGAGTTAGTGATGCGGAGATTTCTACAAGTGCATCCAGAATTTTTTTACGGTCCTCTGGAGAAGACGGAACAATCACATTACTCATAATATTAACCCTCGTACTTAGAACCAGCTTCAGTAGCAATCCAATATTCAATTGGGTCTGTGCTATGTTTAAAGTGTGAAATACCTTTAGATGAAATTGCAACATCATATGTGCCAGGAATCATCTTCAAGTTTTCTGTATTGAAAATCATTTTGAAATTGGATGTAGTCTCACCAACTTTGATAGAGAAATTATCAGAGTCAGTATTCTTAACATCAAGTGCAGAGATAGAGATTTCAGAACCATCACCAACAACTGCAATGTTTGGAAGACCTAAGATGCCAGACAACTTCAATACTTGATTCAAGTCATCTTTTGTCAGTCGAAAATTCACTTCCGCATTTTCTACTTTAATCTCTTTTGCTGGCGGCGCAACAATCATAGATTCATCAGAAAGTCCGTATGTAGTTTTTGAAGAGCCAGACTTGATTGTCAGATTCTTTGCGGCACTATTGATTGCGATTTCGGGATCGGTAAGAGAGCCAACCAAACCCAAAAAACGATTCAAGTCATAGATAACAAAGTCACTATCAAATGTTTCTGTTACTGTAGCTTTACCCAAAACGTTTTGTTGTTTTGAAATAGTACGAATAACGTTTCCGCTTTTGATTAGCATACCGGAGTTAATGTTAGAGAAGTTCTTTAACACATTGATTGTTGATTCACTTAATTTCATTTTGTTTTCCTTCATTCAAGTCATGTACGTGTAGCATGATTATAGCATAGTGTATAATTTTTAGCAAGTCTTTACGATTACGTCCTTCTTTCTTGCCATATCTTTGTGCATATTTCAGCACATTCCCGATACAGAATCCTTCACCGTGTCCACCATCGATGATGAATTCTGTTGCTTGGAATTTAGTGCGTGAGTAATGTTGTCCATATGTTGCATCAATATAAGACTTTAGTTCCTCCAAAGTCTTGTCTTCATTATATCGATAGTCAATCATTTCAAAGCATTCTCTTTCTTTGGAACATTATTACCCGCAGTAGGTGATGCATTGATTGCGGCAAGTGCAGTTAGAGAACCACCAAAGATATAACTACCAGCATGTTTCAAACGCAACCATGGAAGCAACCAAATCTTCCCACCAGCTTTACGCATCCATTGACAGAACATATAGTCTTCTGAAAGATAACGTTTTGTATCTGGACAAATAACACAATCAAAGTAAGCCATGATTTCTCTGCTACCATCAAAGTTTACTGTACGTGCGTGGTCTGGTTTGTAACTTTGCATTGGGAATGCTTTGTCGAATTTTTCCAATGCGCTACGTTTAATCATCATAAATCCAGTTCCGGATTCTTTCACTTCAACTGGCTCATCAACTCGGAATGAAGTTTGATTGTCTGATGGATTGAAAACAAAATCACCAACAAACTCTTCTAAGTCATTTGGATTTTTATCTGCATATCCTTTATCAACTGCGGATTTAATTTTCTCCCAAGAAATTGCTTTCTTTGGATATGGTCCACAAATAACATCCATGTCATCACGTTCGATTGCATGGTGCATCATAACAAAAATATCTTGTGCATCAAAGTGAATATCGCTATCGATAAACATCATCAAGTCATATCCACTACGTACAAATTCATCTGTCAAATAATTTCTAGCACGTTGCACTAGAGACTCATTAAAAATGAAAAACAACTTAGCTTCAACTCCATACTTTGTGCATAGTGTCATCAAGTCTGCGATTGCTTTAGTATAAGAACCATGGCATTGTCCACCATACATTGGTGTTGCAATGAATAGTTTCTTTTCTCTTAGCTTACCAATATCAATTTCAAATTGCATAATTTCTCCATATTATTAAAAATTAATCTCACTATTATATATAAAAAAAGAGGCTACGTCAAGTAGCCTCTAAAGGCATTACTGCCAAGGAGATTTAGAACGGTACTTCATCAACTGCTGGCGCAGGTGTCATTTCCGCAGTAGGGTCGATACCAGCATCAATCTTGGTATACAAATCAAGGAATGATGTTTTGGTTTCTGCATCAAAGCGGTTGATACAGTACTTGATTGCTTCCATCTTATCATTGAAGATAGTATATGCTTCGGCAATGTGTGACAGACGGCGAGTGGAAATCAATTCATCGATAGCACCTTCTTCGAAAGTCTTACGAATGATATCAGCCCACTTCACAAGATTTTCTGCGAATGCTTTGTCATCAATACCAAGGCTGGTAAACAACTTAGTCAAAATCTTTGTTTCAACTTTAACATCAGGATATTCTTGCTCAACTGTAATCGGGAAACGCTCAAGGAACGCATCATCAAGAATTGTAGCGGCCATGTAGCGACCAGACTCATCACCTTTACCTTTGGTGTTTGCAGTAGCGATAACGTTGAAGCCTTGCATTGGCTCAACAAATTCACCAGTCTTTTTAACGAACAAACCTTTGCCTTCAAGTACACCTTGCAGACACATTAGTTTATTTGAACCACGATCAATTTCATCAAGAATCAAAACAGCGCCAGACTTCATTGCTTGAACAACTGGACCATCAAACCATTTTGTCTCACCGTCAATCAAACGGAAACCACCAATCAAATCATCTTCATCAGTCTCTGGTGAGATATTCACACGGAGGCATTCAGTTTTCAATTGGGCACAGGCTTGTTCGACCATGAAGGTCTTGCCGTTACCAGAGAGACCAGAAACAAATACTGGATAAAATTTCTTAGATGCAACAATACGTTTCATGTTGTCAAAGAATCCAAAAGGAACATACAACGAATTCACTTTAGGAATAATTGCACCTTCTTGCATACGTGCAACGGAAGACATTTTTGCTACTGCCTTTGCAATAGGAGCCTTGATAGGTTCAGTAATTGGCATAGAAGGAACTGGAGTGGATTGCACTAGTGCGAGACCAGCCATGTTAACGTTAAATTCTTGGAGGGGCAACTGATACTTGCCACGACCAACTCGGTATTGATCGGCTTCAAGCCAGAACTGACGTTTTGCGCCAGTCTCTTCAGAAAGTGTCACCAATTGCTGGCGGGTTACAATGGCACCGAAACGTTTGGCGGCTTCGGTAACGAATGCAACTTTTTCACTTTGCGTAATCATAATATAATTTGCCTTTCAGTTAAAAATCAATTTCAATACTAGTAGTATAACGGAGTATTTATGGTATGTCAAGGGTTATCTAAACTGTTGTTTTTACGCAACATCAAGCAATTTCCTTGATTACCTTAGAGAGTAGAACACGGTTTGTCAATCGGTTTTGGTTCATTTTCAAGAATGCACCTTTCAACTTACGTGCGGAAACATCTTTGGCTTCGCCAAGAATATCTGATAGCGAATCATCTTCGGTAGACAAATCATCACCACCAGGAATCAGAAAATATTCTGAGTAGCCATATCCGTTAACAGAGAAAAATTTCTCATTACGGAATTGTTTGTACTTATCATCCGTCATCATCATGTTGAAACGTGACATTGCATTTTGGAAGTAACGTTTGCTTTTTGGCAGGATGTAGAATCCAATCAAATTACAACCAGTACGATCCTTTAGAATTTCCAACAGAGTAGGTGTTACACCTTTGTCACTTACACGATAAGTTTTTGCGGAATCTTTATCTTCAATATAAGATACTGAACGGAAGTCAGAAGGTCCGATGCGTTGGCTACGTCCCAATTCATTATCAGTCCAAAGAGTAGAAGAATCTTCTCCGTCAGTCAAAAAGATAACATTCACGATTTCCGACCGAGTACGTTTACGGAAATCATTCACAACATTAGATGCAACTTGAATTGTCGCATTCAACGGAGTACCACCAAGTTTCATATTATCACAGATAAAATTGGACTTGTAATTTCTACGGTGATTTACATAGGGCTGATATGCCTCGGCCACTTGCAACAAGTCATTTGCAAATTTGCGATATGTTGCATTCTTCATACTGCTAGACAAAATGTTTAACAGAGAAAAATTATCAATTTGCAATTGACCATTTGCCGTAGGAACATATTCTTTTCGAATTCCTTTATTGCACTCAGTACTGAAAGCATAAACATCAAAAGGAATATTCACTTTGCGGCAGAACGTTGCCATTGTAATCAACTGTTCAATTGTGCCAGACAGATTGTCCATCATAGAACCAGACCAGTCAATGAACATCACAATACCGTGATTCTTACCTTCTGCAACAGAACCAATCTTACGGAAGATATCGTCATTGAATTTGTAAGTATGCAACTTGTTTGTGTCTAGAGTACCAGTATCAGAGACTGTTACACGGCGCAACTCAGCCGCTTTCTTTTTCATTTCGAATTCTTTTACAAGATACGCAATTGGATTCTTATTTTTGGCTTCGAATTTTGTTAGCAAAGTAGAATCATAACGCTCATAGTCTCTCAAATCGGGATCATTGTAAAAGTTATCTTCAAAGAATTTTAATTCCTTGAAAGGAACAATATATTCTTTTACGTTGATTTGATTTTGGCTAGCGATATTGCCGACATAAATTTCTTTTGTCTCGGCAAGACTCTTCAATGATTTTTGCAACCGTTCATCGGTTACAGACTTCACTTCATCATTGTATGCCCGCAATTCATTAGGCATAACATCTTCGAATGTTGGCGTATTGGAGTAACCATTGTCAAAATTGTCTTCTGGTTCTTCATCACCGAAATCATCATCGAAACCAGAATCAAAGTCATTTGGATTTTTGTCTTCATAGTCTTCGATACCTTCACCGCTACCGAAACTATCATCACCAAAATCTTCATTGTCATCAAATTCGCCATCAGCCTTACGCTTTTCGAATTCTTCTTCGGCTTCTTTACGTTTTTGTTCTAATTCTGCTTTGCAGAAATCATACAAACGTTCGGAGATATCTTTCACTTGTTCAAACGAATCTGCATTTTCAACTTCGTTAACGTACACCATTTCTTCGGCATTGAATTTGATGCCTGCAATAGCACCAAGTTTAAAATGCAAATTGATTCTATCAATCAGCATCATTGCATTTACATCTTGACCTTTGATGCCAAAGAAGTCACGTTCAGTAAATTGACGATACGCAATGGACATTGGTTTACGCAAACCAGGATAACGATCTTTGATTTTACGTTCGATACGTGCATCCTCAACTACATTCAAAAATGTAGCATATCCAGATGAACCAGCCTTTGCGGCATCAACGTATGATTGTGGTGTGTCTAATGCGTGACCAACTTCATGCCCAACCAACAGGTCAGTTATTTCAGGTGTAACGTCATTTAGAATAGGAAGAGTAAGACGGCGATTCACGATATCGAATGATGCAGTCTGCACCTTACGATATTCTACCGAAATATTCTCCGTAGCAAGTAACTTTGCTAAAGTGGATTTTGAAAGTTGTTTATTAAGCATGTATGTATCTTAACTCAGTATGAATTAAATGTCAAGCGGTTTCTGCAACAGGTTGTTGTGCCGTTACAACAATCTTGGGACGGATGATAACTGTCTGTGGCACTTCAATGTCACCTTGTTTATAGTAGCGGTGCATTTTTACAGTAGCGGTGATAGTGGCAGTCTCGCCTTCGGCAGGAAAATCTGCATTGCCGCTGAATACGATAACATTGCCAGCGGTATCTTCACAAATACGGAGAAGGCTGGTGCCAGAATCATAGTAGTGAAAGCGAGGACGCTCAACCACAATTGCTTTTTTAACTGTAATGGTAACAGTAATCTTTTTCTTTTCATCACCAACGAATGTACGGGTTGCGTTTTTAGCAACCGCCTCGGCTTGCCATTGCGCTTTACGTTCAGCCATTGTTGCCATAGACTTGCGTACAGCAAGGACTTGTTTTTCCGTCAACTTGCCGTAGGTGTCCAACGAATGAAGAAGGTTTGAGTAAAACGAATTTTTGTAATTAGCATTCAGGAATGTGACAATATCGCCAGCATCAGGATATGTCCTGTAGAAAGTTTTGGTGGCATTGTTCAAAATGTTGCGCTTGATAGCGGCTTCGTAGGCACCAGGACGTTCGATATGTGACATGTGAATTCCTCTGTAATCTCAATCTATGTATACAGTATAGCACAGTAGGAACTAAAGTCAACGATTATTTGACGTAGTGTAGCATCAAAACAACACATTTGTTGCATTTAAACAACATTTTACCAAAAACAGAGTAAAAAACCCTTTAAAATCAACAACTTATATGCCGAATTATAAAAAAAATCTATTTTAATTAGATTGTATTCAAATCAAATCCAAAATTTCCCGACACACTAATTCTATATTCGTCAGAAGTTCTAAACGGATATACACAATGAGATAATTTTGCAGGAAACATCACCATTTGATTTTTGAATTTTAAATCCGCAGGAATATTATATGTTGAAATCTCACCCAAAACATTTGTATACACAAATTGAAAATGTCCAGGAAAATTTGCAGAGGAGTCTTTTGATGTTGGATGTTGTTTTTCAATATCAATATCATAAGGAACATCAATCCAAATAACAAAACTTATAACGCCACCATGACGATGTGTTGGATTGAAATCGTGTTTCTTTTGAAAATTTACCCATAGTCTGTCTAAACAAACTGGAGTTGGTTTATGAAATACACCACCAGCAACTTCATCAATGATTCTGAATTGTTTATCATAAGTTTTTAATAGAGGCATTAATAAATGATTTACATGAGAAACACATTCGAACAATTCAAATTCGTGTTCTATGTTTCCAGCTAAACTCGAATTCATTTTTGTGCCAGAGAAATTTTTCATGCGTATGTCATTAATCTCATCGATTACTGGCTTTAATTCCGCATTACTAAATTTAGCATTAAGTATACCTATGTTAGGCAAAGGTGTTATTGTGTGTATCATGGTTTATAAAATACAAAAATTGGTTCATATTTCAGCCACATTCCATTCACCTTGCAAAAATTCTTTGCTTTAGGTAAACCAGTATCAGGATCGATACGATTGCCGCCTGGCATTTGTGCTAGTGCCATCTTAACTACACCTTTGAATTGCATCCCAAGTGATTCCAAAATGTCTTTGCTATCTTTTTCAAGTGGCAACATGTCTTGTCCAAACTTAGCATCAGCAATATTCCAAAGTAAGTATCTGTCATTACGCAAATACTCAACAGCAGTCTCTAATGTTGGACGCAAGAAGCCTTCACGCCATGCATCATAGCCAGTAAACTTTTTATATGATTGTGTTGGGTCTTCACTATACGCTTCCTTAGCAAAGTAAGGAGGGCTAGTGAACACCATATCTAATTCACCCTTGTACTTTTGGAACGAACTATCATCTCGGACAACTTCTGAACCAAGTTGAAAAATTTCATAAGTGTTGGACTGTTCGAACAAAACTCCTTCGTTCTTTGCGGAGTTATAGAATTCAGCCAAGTCGGCATATTTAGTACTAGGGTTGCCGCTATCGCTAACAATGCTGTGGTCGGTATTAGGATCAGTCCCCACATAATGTAAAGGAAGAGAAGTCCTAGAAGCCATAGCACCCAAAATACGCCCACCCCAACCAGAAGAGGGATCGTAAACAACAATTCTGTCTTGGTTCTTAACGTGTCTAGTAAATTTTTCATAAAGTAATTTTGCAGTCAATGGAGGAAAGTTAACAGCATATTGGCACCACGATACTCGGAATGCTTTCAAGCCAACAGGAAAAATCTTTTGTCCATATTTGTACATACGCAGACGATACTTTGTTTGGTCGTGCGATTTAATATTCATTGTAGACTTAGATGGAATTGTATCTAGAATATCTTGCGTTACTTCAAGATACTTTACACCTTTGAGTTCTTCATTGTAACCAGTGTACTCTTCATCATCATCACGGCTTTCTACCCAATAGTCATAACCATATTGACGAATGTTGTTCTCTTCAAACCAACGAACAAAGTCATTGCCATTCTTAAACTTCACGTTATAAGAACCAACGTTGATAATCTCATTGACTTTGATTGTGTTTGAGTATGCATAGAATGAATCACGCTTGAAGTGTCGTTTCGAATACTTCAATGTCTTCTCAAGCAATTCATCTTTGAGAAAGTGGTCATAGATTGAAAGCCCATCGTCATTCTTAGTGTAGTTGATACGTGTCTTCATCATAGTTGGGAACCATTGATTAGCCGCATTGCCAACTACGCTAGTATTTCGAATTACATCTTTCTCACCAGTCAATTCATCAACGTGTTCAAATTCGTGTACAGGAAATCCATACATCTCTTTGAATTGTTTTTTGATTGCATCTTTATCCCAACCAACTCTTGGTGGTTGACCCATAGTGTCCCATGAGTGTACAACTGCTTTACGCAAATCGATAAACCATTGACGAAATTCGTCTTCAGTCATCCATTGCACTTCTTCAAATGTCTTGTTTGTTTCGTGATTCAACAACCAATCATTGCGTTCATAAAAATGTTTTGTCATATTATATTTGTTTTACAGTTATTCCGCATTTATTTAGGAAACGAATACCATCATCATCACGGTAGTCTTCACCGTAAAATACTTCTTTGATACCGCTTTGAAATATCATTTTAGCACAATCTATGCATGGGGCGCAAGTGATAAACATACTTGCACCATCACCACTTTCGGTAGACTTTGCTAACTTAGCAATAGCATTTGATTCTGCGTGGAGAACTTCGGGGTTTGTTTTGAGTTCTTTGCTGAAATGATTGTAATCATATCTAGGATCACTAGGATGAACATCGGCAACATATTCACAATTATTGTCCCATCCACTTGGCATACCATTGTAACCAATTGAGATGATGCGATCATCTTTAACGACAACAGCACCAACTTGTTTACGTTTAGCACTACTCAGTTCGGCAAAGACTCTTGCAGTCTTCATGTATACGCCAAGATATTTTTCTTTAATCATTTTCTTCTTTGTACTTTTCAGTTTGTTCAAAACGTCTTTCTTGAATCGTTTTTTCTTTCCAAACTTTTCTAGGATTTGCACACATGACACAATTTGGATTACCACAATCTAATACATGATGTTTAGCTAATTGATGTGGAGTCTCAACTGGTATTTTATATGCTTTAGCAATTCTCATTTGCTTTCGTATCGCATTTTCGTCTTTAAGGATTCGTTTAGATTTTTTAAATTTATCTTCTTCTGTACTCATGTTCCGACTCCTTTGAATATTAATTACGCTACATTCCAGATTAATGCGCCTGGTTTCCCGCTAGTCACTACAAACTGCCAAAGTTTAGCATCATAGTATTTCTCAGATGGATATGGAGGTGCTTGGTCCTCCTCTACTGCTTGGTCATACTTATATGGTGAACGCATTGTCACAGCACGACCTTTTTCGTAGTCACTCATCTTATGTCCAATCTCTACTGCATATGCAGGCACATCCGGAAATGCCATTTGCAAACCACGATTCAATGTTCCGCTTGATGCAACAGTCCAAATCTCTGTTGGTTTGATTTTCAAATCTCTAGCAACTTTAACAATCGATGCAAGCACAGATGGATGTTCTAATCCTAAAGGCAAGCATTGTCTGTGCTTTGTATCTTCTTCTTGATAACGTCTTGCTCTTGCTTTAGTCACAGTAAGCATACCATTGTCAACCCAATGAATAGTGCCGCCAAGGTCCAATACTCTTTGCTGATGCCATGTGGGCTCTTTGCGTTTAGCCATAAAGAACGTTGCTTTTTTTCCATAGAGATTACACACATACGTTAAAGAGATAGGACCCCAACCAACTTTGTTTGCACCACCAAAGACCCACTCATCACATTCAGTAGACTTCACAAGATAGTCAATGAATCGACTTTTACTACCATACTCTAACAGGTCATCACGCACAACATGAAAGCCATTGTGCATCTCAACTATCGGTGCAGGGTTTGGGTCTTTCCAATCTTTAATTATATCAGAAACTTCTTCAGGATACAAGCGACTCATACAGTTCTCCTTCAGAAATTGCGTCTATGACTAAATGAATTCTATTATCTGTTCCATCGTTGATTGCTTGATGTGGCTTACGTGTATCTAAGAACCACAAGTCTCCAACTTCCATATGCACCTTTTGTGGATTACCTTTTGTATCCCACACAGTAAAAATCATGTTTGGATTAGTAATAATTGGTATGTGTAGTCTTGCGAGTTTGCCTTTAGAACCACCAGAGTCTTTATCAACTTGATCCGTGTGTCGTTCTAGTTCTCCACCGCCAGGTTTCAATTGCATGAAACGAATACGATGAACTTCTCTATATTTACTTAGCAACTCACGCACTTCAGGAAACATATCATAGAGTGGTGTATCTTGCAATTCAAATTTTACATCTTTGTTTTTTTCTTTCCACTCATCACTCATCTCTGAGGGCTTTGTAATAAAGTCTGACTCTGGACGATAACCACGTAGTGATAATGCAGACCATGCTTTGTCTTTGTTGTAGTTACTGTAATGATTTGTGAACGCAGGCAATGTTGCTAACTTAGCAGAAACCGATTGAATAAATTCTGGTGTGATTGCACCAATCTTTTTGATGCTTAGATATTCAGTCGATTCTACTTTAGGAAACGAACGTGGAATAGGACTGTTACTCTTAAAATAAATTGCATGTACTTCTCCGTATGTTGTAATCTTAGGACCAACATAACAGAAACCTAACTCTTCTGCTAAGTCACAATGCGCTTTGTTTTCTGCCCACACAGTCAACCAAAAATTATTTCCTGACAATCCAGAAATTTGTTGTTTGATGGTATTAATGTTCCCCGAAAGTTTTCCGATTGAAACATCACCTTTTAATTTTGTTGCAATAACTGTGTCGCCATGCATTGTAATGTCTGACGCAACTTTGTTTACTGTTACATCAATCATTGCATCACCAAGCAAAACAAGAGTTCCTTTTTTCAAAGACTCAGCAATGTTATTCTTCTTATACTTCGCAAAAGGAGATAACGTATATGCATTGTAGTCTGCATACTGCGCTTCAAGTCCTTTAAGATAGTCTATATCGTATCCATGTTGCCAAGGTTTCATTTCATTCTCCACTATTATACTTTATGTAGGCTTCTTAAAATTTGTACATTGTCATTTGGTGCCATAAAACACCGTGCCTTAACAAGTAAGTCTAATGTTATCGGATCTTTAATTTGGGTAAATTCTACTAAGTTGTTTTGTAGAACGTAATCTGCAATCTGATGAATCAATTCTGTTCTGATTTTATCTTTAACATCTGCTGTCATTCCAATAGTTTGTGAACTGCTAATCCTACACGATGCGACAATCATCTTACCTTGAATTGCATATTCGTGTATGTTTATGTCTGCGTTGGGAAAAAAATCTGTAGGATTATTTTGATTGAAATTGAACGCCTGCGCTATTGCCATATCTACTCCCTTCTTGTCCAGGTTCATTACTATTTGTACATTCTAATCCATGCCAAGTTGCTCTCGGGCAACGTTTATTTCCACAACTAGGACATACAATAAACATGTTCATTGTCAGCGGCAACATTGTTACCGGATCTTGTAATTCGTCCAAGCAGTTGTAGCACCAACAATTATACTTTTTCACGACTCTGCAACGCTTTCTTCGTAGACAGTTGTAGGTACATACGGGAATGTAACATAAACTCTGCTTTCACGTCCGGTGAAATACGATTTGAATTTTTCACCATTTTCATCTGTATACCATTCCCAGAAAACTTTTCCATTAATATCATATGCGCCTGTTTCATCTTTAAATACTCTACTACATCTTTTGTTCTGCCACGTAGGCGAACCGTTTATACTTGCTACATCTTCCCATTCATCATCTGTACCCTGTAAAGGAGACAAAGGTTCAAAGCGCAAAAGTTTTTCTAAACATTGAATGGCATAACTTGCTGAGAATCCACTATGTCCTTCTTCGGCAAACTCTTCTATCATGTGAAGAATATGCTTTCGCATCATTCCATTCATTTCATCATCATCAGTCATTCCGATAATGTCAAGTTCGTGTTCTGCGTGTCGTGTCATGTTACTCATAATATTCATCCCCCAATTTAATTGTATTCACCGTTTTCATTCTTTAGTGCTGATCGCCTGCGTAGCATTCTAGAAATTTTCCATCCTAATTGTGAGTGTGCATGACGAATTCCAAATGTAATACGAAACCAAGGAACAATAGCACCAACATAGATTTCATCAAAACTTAGACCTGCGTCTAGACCAAATGAAAAATGTTCCATCGTCCACACATGAAGAAACAACCAATGTAACGACCAGTTATTTGCGTTGTATTCATCGCCTTTACGATATTCAAATCGTGGTACCAATGGACACAAATCATTACACCACAATTGATGCAACGGATAATGTTCCCACCAGTACTTGTCTCGCATCGCTACCATATCTTCACTCATTTTTTTACCTTACGTTTTAGAATCATGCGTTTACGTAATGCACGTTGAGTTTCAAATTGTGAAGCCTTTTGAGTATACACTTTTCCAATCATGTGGTCAAATTCGTGCAATGCAATTCTGGCAGTCATACCAATAAACTTTTCGGTTGTGGTGCTTCCATCTTCTTTCTGATAACGAATACGAACGCCATCTGGACGTTTAACATTCAAATACAATAATGGAAAACTTAAACAACCTTCTTTCATTACAAGTTCTCTATCCGATACATCTACAATTTTAGGATTAAAAATTGCAAAAGGCTCATCGCCAGTTCTCATAACAAAAACACGATATGGAATTCCAACTTGATTTGCTGATAATCCAAGTCCATCACTCTCTACCATTTTATCGTGTAACGCTTGTGCGAGTTCTTTGGGATCGTATGGAGGATTATTAAAATCAAAATCATCACATTCACTTAAAAGAACTGATGATGTTTCTGGTACGAATTCAAGGTTCATTTGTTTCTCCTCTTACATAATTTTCTGCAAAGTTTTCTGCTTCATCAAGATTATTAAAAAATGCAACAAAATAAGAACCAAGTTCGTTTCTTACCCTAACTTTGAAAAAGTTTTCATCAAAGTATATTTCTGCATGTCTATCAATTTCGTCTCCAAAATATTCACTCAATATTTTCATTTTGTTATCCTTGAAAAATTATTGACCTTTTCAAACCTAATCACGTTAGCAAACTTGTCTTGCAGAATATCACCTTTGTGTGATATGACAAACAAATTAGAACCTTCAAGCATGTTTAGAATTTTCATTAAGTCTTCTGTACCATTCGTATCTAATGACGAATCAAAAATCTCATCAAGTATCAATATGTTTGTGCTTGCCGAGTTCTTCAACTTAGCAACAGCACGCCATGTCAACATCAATGCCATATCAATACGTTGCTTTTCACCTTCGCTGAATGATGCATATGTAAAGTCATCACGATGGCGAGACTTAATTGTTTCTTTGAAAGATTCATCCAAATTAAAGTTCACAAAGAAATCTAATGCCGCAAGATATTTATTAACTAACTTGTTGATTACTGGTATATATTGTCGAATGATTTTCGTTTTGATACCTGTGTCTTTTAATAAGTTTGTTGCGACTTCATAGTATAATCGTTCTTCGGCAATAACTTTAATTTCAGATTCTAATTCTGCAAGTTCCACATTCAACGTTGCAAGTTTTTCTTGTTCAGCAGTAACATCATCTTTAACAGAATTCAATCTTTCGATTTCTTTATTGATATTATCAATGTGTCTCTGATTAACTCTAATCTCACTCTGTTCAAAAGTCAATTGCGAATTCAATGTTTGAATTTGTTCTGCGATTCTTTCAATCTCAGTAAGTCTACCATTCACAACATCAAGTTCAGTTTTGACTTTTGACAATGCGTCATCAACTTCAACTAGTTTTTTATTTCTCTCTTCCACAATGTGTAGTTTATATTCATTACCAATTGCTTGCTTACATGTTGGACAGTCATCATTGTTATGATAAAACTCAATATCACTATCAATTTTCTTATGCGTCTTTACTAGACTTTGTTGCAATGTTGTAAACTTAGATAGCTTTGCATTGACTTTAGATTTGTCTGAAATTTGTGTAATCATTTCAGACAAACTTGATTGTATTGTCGCACATTTAGTTTCACTCTCTGCAATCAATGATTGCGTATTCGCAATATCTTGTTGCTTAGATAAAATTTGAGTTGCATTGTTCTTGTTCAGCGAATCAATAAATTGAATCTGATATTGAATTTTTTCGCTCTTCAAGTCTACCGCATACTTTGACTGTGAATGTTTTTCTTTCAACAAGAGAAATTTATCTTTGAGAACACTATTCATGCGAGAGAAGATTTGAATATCCAACAAGTCTTCAATGATAGAACGTCTGTCAGAAGCAGACAATTGCATGAATGGAGTAAATGATGCTGAACCCAATACAACGATTTGAGTGAATGATTTGTAATTGAGTTTGAGAATGAATTTCTCTAGATGTTCTTGATAGTCTTTGACTGCGGCATCTTGATTGACTAAATGCCCATTGCAGTAAATCTCAAATACATTTGGTTTGATACCACGAACAATTTTGTACGACTTGTTGCCCGTGTCAAATTCAATTTCAACAACAGAATCTTTACCATTGATAGTATTTACAAGTTGTCCTTTGTTAATACTGCGAAAAGGTTTGCCAAACAAAACAAATGTCAATGCATCAAGCATGGTTGATTTACCTGAACCATTAGAGCCGACAATCAATGTTGTATTGTCGTTATCTAATTTGAGTTCAGTAAAAAAATTGCCAGTGCTTAGGAAGTTTTTCCAACGTAAATTACGAAAAATAATCATTCAATGTTTTCTGTAGATAGTGCCTCAACATAAAGTTCACGCATCAATGTTTTAAGTTTATTTGGATCATTGATACTCAAACTTTGTCCATCAATAAATTTAGATAGAATGGACATAGTGTCTTCAGCTTGATTAACAATGTCTTCATCTTCTGTTTCACTAAATTCTGTAAAGTCTTCAACGATTGTAACATCGACTGGACCTACTTTATATATTTCATCAACTAGTTTCTCAAATAAGTATGGGTCTTGTTTATTGACAACGACAACTTTCACATAAGCATTTGCATACTTAGAGAATTCCATATTCTTCAAGTCTTCAATCTTCAGCTTATCAACACCATCATCATAGTTGACTTTGTAAAACATTCTGTGTGGATTATTTACATACTCAACTTTCATGCTTTCGGTATCTAGAATAGCAAATTTCTTTTGGTCTTGGTAATCTGACCAAAATAGTTCGTATGGAGTTCCAACATACGTAATGCTATCATGTTCGGAGAAAGTATGATAGTGTCCGCTGAATACTCTATTATAGTTGCTTAGAAACTTATAGTCAATACCATCGTGGCTATCTACGCCTCTAGACAATGGAAATCCTGCAAGTTCAAAATGTCCCATACACATAGGTGATGTGCTGTTCTTAATGAATTCAAAGATTTCAGTTTCATTGCTTTTACAAATCCATGGTATCATATCAATTTTGATTCCATCGATTTCTAATGTTCCGTGTGTTTGCCACAGGCGAACGTTATGATAGTCACGCAACAACAAGTCTGGAGAATTTACTTCAAGACTTTCTTTCCAAAAGATATCGTGATTACCAATCAATGCATGAAGTGTAATGCCTTCTTCGACACATCTATCAAAAAAGTATCTACGACTTTCCATAAGAGAATGAAAGTTGATGTACTTACGTCTATCAAACAAATCACCAAGTTGAATGATTGTACGAATGCCTCTCTCTGCTAATTGCGGAAAGAATGTTTCATCATAAAACTTTTCATAGTATGCGTGAAATGCTTTGGAGTCATTTCTAACACCAAAATGTGTATCACCTAATAGACATACTCTCATATTTACTTAAACCTTGCTTCTTAATTGTTGTACCTAAAGACTTGTTGATTATATCACGAATTGCAGTCAAATGCAAGACTGCTGACTCTCTTAAGTCTCTAGGCGCTTTTTTATTTTCAACAATTTTTAGCCAATGTTCAAGTTGGGCTGGAATCGGGGTTTGCATCTAATTTCTCCATAAACTCATCAAATACAGAAACTACGGCATCTTTCTTTTTCTTTCTAGGTTTGGCTGCGGCAATTTTCTTTTCTTTGTTATCTTCAAATGCATTAATGAAATCACTAATGAATTCTTCGCTATAAGAATCGTGAAGTGCGCGATTCAAATTACC